TAATGCGAGGAGCATCTTCTAATGATTGTACATTATTATTAATAATGACTTCTTTCGGATGAATCAATTCATCTCGTACCTCATCATCAATAGGATCATAAATAGTTTTTCTAAAAACTGTGCCCCATGAAGCAAGGATATTCGATAATTGATGATTTCTTAACATCCATTCAGAATTATCTAATAAATCCCAATTAACATAATCAAATATTCTAGCAGCTTTAGCTGCTATTTGACCATCTTGATCTAAACCTTTAATGACTGTGTTAAAAGCTACCCCACCCTTTTCAAAATTGGGGATAATACGAGCTGAGGCTGCGATTATAGCAGGAGCTAATAAAGGATAAATAACACGTGCTGAATTTTCAAATGGATCATTCTTTTCACCAGCTTCTTCACCTGTTTGGTGAATAATATTCATAGCTCGATTATTGGTATCTAACCATTCAGACCTAGATTCTAAATCTATTTCATAGCCATCAACTACTTGTTTAGCAATCGCTTTTCTTTGACTAATAGTCATCGTTTCTGCTAAATTAGTAGTTTCTAGTTGGTTTAATAAGTCTTGATCGTCAACCATTAATAACCTGTGATTTTATCACGTGTAGAATAATTTAATGCTTCATCATAATCTATTTCAGCATACTGATAATCCCTATAGGATTTAGCTTCATGATCAAATAGACTAATTACATAACGTAGTGCATCTAGTGCATGGTCATCTTGTTTATCAGCAATCTTTCCATGTTCTCCATATCTATAAAGAACATATTCTTCTAAAAGATGATTACAAGTAGATACAATCTTTAAGTGTCCGGATTCTAATAAATTCAGAATGGTAGCAATACCAGATTCTATTTTATTAATACCAGGAGTTAATTCTGTCTCTAACAGGCGATTGTATGATTCTAATAACACAGAGCCATCTGCTACATTACTAGCAGCACCTGCTGGATCTGCAATACCAGGGATCCAATCTCCATTCGCTCTAATTGTTTGAGCAACAACAAATGGTGTAGCCTCATGACAAATAGCTTCTGAATAAACATATTTAATATGTGTAGATGGATCTTCAGCTATCCATACTATAGCGGTTTCATGCCAACCAAAATCCAACCCATAAGCACGTCTCCAACTAGGAGGAATATCAATAGGAGGGACTATAATCTTATCAACAGGAATGGGATAAACCGCACCTTTACCTAAAGCAGGAATACCAAGAACTCTAGCTTCATATTCAGCACCTTTGTATTTAGCTTTCTGAATTGCTTTTTGGTCATCAGTCATATGAGGACAATTTTCTAGTTTCAATCCTATTACAAATTTATGATGTGGGTTTCCTTCGTCATCATAAACTTCTGTGATATTATTTTCCGGCATTCTACGAGTGGGCATAAAATTGATGATGGATTCAGTCATACCATCAGGCCAAGGAGTAAAGGTAGATAATAAGAATCCATTTGTAGTTAATGTACGAGCGAATGCTTCGTTATACCAGCCTTTTGGATCCATTTTGTTTTCATCAAACCAAACACCATCAAAAGCCATTCCTTCTATAACTTCTGGATCTTGATCCATAGAAACAAAGATAATCTTATTATTAAATCCTAATTTATCAGTAACATATAAATCTAATACACATTCTGCAATACCAGATTTCCTTGTAAACGATTTCTCATCTACTCCAATACCATTATTGTAAGCTTTATGAGGAATCATTCCTGTTCCAGGCTCTCTCATAGAACCTAGTAACTTATCTTGTGCTACATTTCTAGCTGCTAAGTTAGTTTTACCAACAAATAGAAATAAACATGCTCTGTTTGGACATCTATATCCATCCCACCACTCGGGATAATCCTTTGTTAGGTGGGCGGTCATAAACCAAGAACCAAATTCTGTCTTTCCTTGACGATTTGGAGCAATTAAGGCCAGTTCTTTATATAAACTACTAGCCCCAAGGATTTTCATCAGCTCCGGGTAGCGGTGTCTTGATATATCTAGCCCAGTAATTGGATCTAAGAAGAAATCTTGGAAATAATAAGTGTAGAATTTACGAAATTTGAGATTATTTTCCTTAGCTTCTAATAATCTAAGTAATTCTTGTTTATCCTGGTTGGTCATCGTCGTTTTCTAAGAGCTTATCTTGCAATTCAGATAATGAATTAGCCCCATATTTTCCTATAAGCGTAGAAAGTTTCTGATCTATTGTCTTATTATCTAGTGAAAGTACATTAACATTACCAATATGTACGGTATTTCCTTGTTGTGCTTGGTTTCCATACCCACTATATTTAAACTTTTGGTTCATAAACGCAATCCAAGGTTTAAATCCTTTATCATCGCGTTGTCCATCCATCATTTCCTTGCCATATTGTTCCCACCAAACTTGACACTTAGGTAAACCAATATCATAAGCTTCTTTTAAGTCAGGATATTCGTTTAACCAATTGTAAAGACATGATTCAGATATGTTCCAAGCAGCTGCTACCCAGCAGTTTGTATGTCCTTGGGACATCATATTAACTAAATCTTCGCATAACCCTGAATGATATTTAGTCGGTCTTCCTCTTTTCCATAAAGAATCAGACATTACTTAGACCATACCCACTTAATAGGTCTAGTTTCACAAGGAATAAAAGTCTTACCTTCTTTTTTATATTGATCTTCTTTCCAAGATCTACGTCGTAGGTATTTTACAGCTTGTTGTTCATCATTATCAGCCGGATGAGTATATTTATATTCTTCTCTTAGCTGTTCTATTGATTTATTATCTTCACTCATAATCTACTCTACTTTAATGCTCTTGATTTACTCTACTTTATGGTTACGACTATTATATTTAATCTCTTTTATATCTTCCTTAATCTCATCAAGTATGATGCAAATCCCTGATAGTTTATCAGAAATTATCTCTTTCACCTGATCTCTATCTAACTTTTTCTCTAACGCGATTGTTGCTTTTATTGCTCTTGTTTCTATCGCATCTATACGTCGATCGGTTTGCTTTTTAATATAACCAATTACACCACCCATTCCTGCTACAACTGTGGGGACAAGTGTGCTAATCCAATCCATGAACATTTATTTTAATCCTCGACTTTTATCATAGGATCTCATCCCAGAGAGTCCTAGTAATCCAAACAAAGCGGTGGTATAAATATCAGAGCTAATAATTGGTAATTCTGGTGTGTGAACACCACAAAGTAATAACAACCATGAGATATAAGGCATAAGGCCAGGAATAACGAATATAAGGCCTGTTGCCCATAATAGTGCTGGTCTTGCCCCACTTTTAAAGAAACCCTCTTGTTGGGCTTCTATTGCGGTTATAGATGATTGTTGTTTTGAAATTTCTAATTCATTTGCTAATGATTGTAATTCACCAGAATGTTGCATTTGTAACAATGCTAACTGAGCTTTATCTTTATCAGCTTGATTGGGGAATATTTTATCTATCAAAGCACCACCAACTTTGGTGATGAGAGAAGGGAGGATCATTGACAACATAGTATATTTTAAAAGATAAGAACCCGCTAAGAGGCATTTAATCTAGGGTCGCGATATACCTCAATTTAACGAGGTTTCCCAGCCGAGACTTAACGGGTAAAGTTGATAGGACAGTTATTTTAGGTTTACGTCTCTCAACTGTAAAAAGAGACAGCAGAGGACTAACTTTGATTAGCCTCAGTTCAGAATGCAATGTGGAAGGAGTCATTGCACTCACGCGGTTATTCTCTAACTTTCATTTCTAATGTTAGAATGAAATCTGAAGTTTCTGGATCGATATGATTTTTAATACCAGAAAACTTTACATCAAGAGGACTTAAATCTAACATTTTACATTTAGTATGACAAGATTTATATAACTCTGATATTGTTCTAGCAATTAGTTTAATTCTTTCTTCATCTGATTTTAAGAACTTAAACCCAGCTGATGTTATTCTAGCTTTTTTATGGTATATCATTTAGAGCCCCCTTAAAAAACGCTCCCCGCTCGTACAACATCTCAGTTGTGATCAGCGGGGCAATTATTACCTTGTCGGGTACATTCACGTTTTTAGTATTCATAAGCTAGAATATTCATTTATAGACCTTGCTAGCTACCGGTCTTGAATTATATTTATTCTGGTTCTTCACACCAGCCGTCGTGTCAGGAGCTAACTGACCCCGCATTTACTATCATTACCCACTAAGTCTCGGGGAGAACAATGACCGCGTTCCCATACGGAGACCCGTCCTAGGGACGGCTACCTTTTGCAAAATGTTGAGACAAGTTTAATGCCTCTATAGTTATTATAACCGACTTTGACACATTTGTCAAGACTTTTCTTTAATAAAAGTAAAATAAATTCTTTTTGGACTTATTTTCTTTTTTGTGTAAACCTTTTTGTATATAACATCTGTTTTAGTAATTAATTAAAGTAGAACAGGTTATCTTTTATATTCTTATAGTTATATCCATTCTGGTTTCTTCCTTTTTTTACCTTATCCTGGCAGTTATCTTTTGGTGTACCAAGAAATAAATGATTTATATTATAACAAGAGGGATTATCACATTTATGACAGATATACATTCCTTTAGGTATATCTCCATTCTTTTTAATCCATGCTAATCTATGAGCATATATTATTTTACCTTTATAAGTAGTAGTTCCATATCCTTCGGAGTTTTTAGCTCCATACCATTCTTTACAAAATACTTTATCTACTTTGTGAGAATTTAGAGAGTAGAGATATTCTTCATGAGTTAAAGTTAACTTCATTACTTATATTACCTTTTTATACATAATAACTTCTTTATATATATATATTATATAGCGCCTGACAACAACGGCGCAATAACTATTTTATATTTAAATTCAAACTTATGTCCAAGTCGCCAAAGAGGCATTGGACGATAGTACATAAGTTTGTTTATAACTTATCAGTGAGTCGTCGAAGTAAATACTATCTATCTTCTCCTCCTATATATGTATTATATACGACGTTTATCGCTTTTGTCAAGCGGTATTTTATAACTCCTTAATATATAAAGGATTAATAAATCCTTATATTATATAATAAGTAATAATAAAAGTACCTTTTACTATTAATTTATCGCTTATCTCTCTGTGAAGCAGTGGCCGTTACTGCGCCTGGGAATAAGCAATTCCCTATAGCGAGCCTACCAACTAGGTGTAGGCGAGCTATCAAAAATTTATAAAAAATATAATGTTTATTAGATCCTTTTTTAAATTTTTTATTTCGCCTTCGGCGTACCTATTTTGGGTACTCACATACCTAATAAGGGTACGTTCTTAGTTCGCGAATAGCGAACATTCTATATTCTAGAATTTAGAATATGATATCTTTTTGGTACTAAAGTACCTGAGTTTTTAAAAAAATTGTGTGATTGTACGGAGGTACATATTTAACACAAACAGCATCTACTTTGGGGTACCCCCGGTATATATGCCCCTTATGTACAGATATGCGCCTTTAATTCTTACCTAATAGGGCGCATTATATCTAATTATATAAAGTAAAACCCGATAAGGAGTGTTATCGGGCATACTAATAGATAATATATAGTTATTTTAAAGGTAATGTTATTACCCTTTGAGACAATAGTTTAATCTTTGGATTAGAGATAGTGTTGTGTATAGCGT